TTAATAAGAAGGCGAGCCGATGGTCTACGAGATAACCCTTCATCTAGAGAAGTCAAATCTAGCGTTATAACACTAAAACTGAACGACATCAGTAGAGTGGGGCAAGGTGGCCTACCATACAAATTCACAAGGAGGATTGCAGAGATGGCAGAACAGAGCACACGTACTGAAAAGTATGAGTACAAAGTCTACGACTCTCAGTGCACGAGTCACTTCATCATTCAGCCTTATCGCACAAAGAGGTTGGATAACTTTTGTCGGCAGATGTCTTCGGATAATCCCGGCATTTGTTTTGATGATAACGTCGCAGCAGTACTGCGTGACCAGGGCTATTCATGGGATGAAACTCCTCGTTCTATTTATAAAGTGGATAAGCTCTATGCAGCGCTGGACAAGTACGCACCAGGAAGAATACCAGATGTACCGCTCACTCCAGAGATGGAGCAAGGTATTGCGTTCGCCCGTGCTTGTTTTGGACGTAAATCGTACGAAGAGAAGCTTCAGATATTGCCGTTTAACATGCAGACTGTCGTGAGATGTACATCTAATCCGACGGGAAGCGCTGGGCTCACAGCCTGGGGTTGCAAGAAAGCTGATGCAATGCTACGTGCGTTAGAACGTGGGCAGCAGGTCCTTCAGGGTGAAAAGAAGCCTGAACCTTGTATATCATTTAAGCGTACACAGTTTAATGACAAGACTCGATTGGTGTGGGGCTATCCCTATGCTATGACAGTGATTGAGGGAATGGTTGCCAAGCCGCTCATTGAGTTATTCAAGAGCAAAACTGGCTCGCCTATGGCATTCGGGATGAGTTCGATGAAACTGGGTTCAAAGTTGAGAAGTAGTGCGCGACATAATCGCTACGCGTATAGTACCGACATGTCTAGCTTCGACGCTTCAATTTCAGCTCGCTTAATTCGTATTTCATTTGGAATATTGAAGAGTTGGTATGATTTAGACTCAGTGGAGCCGGAATCAGGCAAGACGGTGCGTGAGGTCTTCGACATCATTGAGGACTATTTTATACACACACCCATTGTGATGCCAGATCACCATATTTATTATGGTAAGCGACATGGCGTTCCAAGTGGGTCGTATTTTACACAGATGATTGACTCAATCGCGAATACGATCATTGCAGGCACAATAGCAGCGCATTTTAATATGTATCTTGATAAACATGATACTTATGTGTTAGGTGACGATCTACTAATGTGGAGTAATCGAAATCTTACGCTAGAGGCAATTGCAAATTACGCTAGTCGCACCTTCGGCGTTGAGTTCAACGCAAAAAAGAGCACAAAATCGCTTTGGAACGAGCCTGTGCACTACTTAGGTAGGGTATGGGATCAGGGTCATCCTGATCAAGATATGGAGCAGATTATCGCCAGAATGGTCTATCCAGAACAGTTCCGTGTTTATTCGAGGGATCCCGAGAAGAGAGACCGTGAAGTTGATTTGTTGTTAGCAGCGATGGCTGGTTCGTACCGCAGCGCCCATCGTATTGTGAGGGCTAAACTTAGGGGTCCTGATACTTATCGACTCTCACCAGTGTATGTGGATGCTAATATCTTCGACGGGGACGAGGAAGTACAGCCTGAGCATCTCAGCGGTTTAACGAGGTTCAAGCTTAAGTACATGTCCGATAAGCATCGTTCTACGACGTCTATTGCTAAGATGTATCTTAGTTAGCAAGACACTGACTAGGGGTGGTGGCCTAGAGTTGAAGGGGTTGCGATC